GTATAATTAGTACCATTAGTTTTATCTACAGCTATCAACCCAGTCTTTGCACCATACGGTGATGTGAATGTAGTTTTATCTGTAGCTGAGTCATACGTCCCAGTAACGCTTGTTTTCAAATCTAAGTGCACACTAAAACCTAGTGTACTATCTTTTAAATTTCTTAAATCTAATTTTAATAATTTTGTATCTGTATCTTCTGCAACAAATAAATAAATAAAACTATCTGAAGTTAAACCACCTAGTATTTTAACACCATTAAGTATCCATTTAGACCACGCTGTTTGTACTTTCTCACCTCTGTCAAAGAAATATTTATAAATAAATAAAGTATCTGCATTAGTTGCAGTCACAGGTGACCCTGTAGTATAAGGTGCAGTCTGTGTGTCTGCTGTGTCTGAATGTAAAAATATTAATGTATCTTCAATCGTATTACTAATTATTTGATATGGATTAGATGGTAACAAGTTTTGTACTGCTACTGTTATATCTAAACCATCATTTGTTAATGTATCATCATCAGCATAGTATTCTCTAATTGCTGTGTTTGCATTTCGTTTTTGTGCAAAGTATGCAAAACGTCCTGCCGCCACTGGCGTTACAGAGTCATCATGCTCAAAACTTGACACTTCATTAAGTATTGCAGACGTAGGTGTTATAGTGTCACCTGCTGAGTCTACTTTGTATTGTGCTGTATCAGAAAACAATAACAATGTTTCATTAAATGATACTGAATTTTTTAAAGTATTAACTTGTGTACCAGACGCCGCTATATCAATAGGGTCTGTATCTAATACTTGTGTAACTGTTGTTGCAAAGAAATTAAAGAACCCTGCGTTTTCAGATAATATTAAATTTTCACCTGACAGTATTCCTAATCTGTTTTTATAAAAAGTTAAGTTTTGTATTTTTTTACCTAAAAAACTTGGGTCAGCATTTGTATCACTGTCACCACATGTTCTATCTACATAAGTTAATTCTTTAAATGTAAATGTACCGTTGTTGTTATTAACCAATGCGTGTGGCATTGTAGAATTATTGACACCTAAAGATGTTGCAGGTGCAATAGTTTCTGTCCACACACCATCACCAGTGTAGTTTACAAAGTAGTCAGAAAGCGTATCACCCTCTTCACCTGTAACTTTAATGATGACACCTGTTTTTGAATTGAACGGAAGTTTTGTGAAATCTTGTATCTCATCACGCACATGATACATAGCAGTATTACCTGCACCATCAGAAGTGCTGACTGAATAACCAGAGTTGTTGTCTGTAGGTTTTCCATAGATTACGTTGTCATAGCTTTCAAAAGCAAAATGAGAAGTAATACCTGAATAGTTTGCAAGACCTTGTGATGTTGACAATGTTGCATTTGTATCCTCTCTGACTGTTTTAAATCCAATTTGTGAAGCACTGCTATTCCAATATTGTGAAGAAGTACCATACAATAAAATATCTTTAATTTTGTTTGTGTCTCTAAATTCACTATCAGTTGTTGCGTCATTACCTGAAGGCATTTGAAACACAACTTTATGTGCATACGGCATGTTAGGGTGATTAAGAGTGACTGTATATTCTCTACCGTAGTTAGACGCTTTTACATATATTAAAAATTCTTCTTGTTTCGCCGCAGAAGTAGCAGTATCAGCAATAGGGGTGATAGACCTATTAACCACAAAGGTAAAGTCAGCAATATTAACCATACGAAAATCATCTTTAGGGTTGCTACTGTTAAGATAACTAGCTCCACTAGCAATCGTGACAGTCTTCTCATTACCTGCCAAGTCGTAGACTTTAACGCCGCCATTATAAAAAGCCACCAAGTATTCGTTATCTTCATCTCTCTGTATACTCCATATTTTTGCTGTATTCGGAAAGACATTGTTACTATCTAAAGTAGCTATAAACTCAGCCGAAGGTCTTTTACTCAAACCTTCAACAATGTTATTACTTAAATTTATTTGGTCTTGACCTTGATTAATACCACGTTGTGTCGCTGTTTGTTGAGATATACCGTTTATAAAATTAGGTATGGTTTGCGAAACAACCGCCATTAGTAAGTCCTTCTAGTTGGTCTGTTTATAATAGAAAACGTATTAGAGTCTCCGTTTAATATGTTTAAATCTGCTTCTCTACTATCTGCTTGATGGTGAGCCAACGCCGCTTCTTGTTCGTCTGTACCAATTAATCTAGTAATCTCTTGGTCACCAATAAATCGTGACGCAAAACGTCTAGCGGATTTCATTGTAATGAAACGTCTTGCATATTCTGGGAGATGTTCAAATTGTTGTACTAACACTACATTTAACTTTGGTGCTTCTGTAAACACGTCAGTATGATTATCTAAGTCATATAGAAAACCATCTCTTATAGTGAAGTTTTTGTGACGAATGTCATTGTTGCCATCTGCTTGAACGCAGTTAGATGGGAGGGGAATTTTATTGTTTGAGTCTAATGAAACTACATAGTTATATTCTGTGTTGTAATTCCAACCTTGTGATTGGATTGACATAGAAGTTTCATCTAAAATATTTTTAGCGACAGATACATCAACACTTGTCGTGCCTGTAATTGTGTTGACTGGAGCTTCGCCAATTACGGAAAGACATATATTAATGGCTTGTAGCTCTGTTGTGGGTGTTATTCTTGTTGCCATGTTTTTCCTTTATTAAAAATTAAACTAGGCGGTTCAGTCTCCCTAGCCGCCTAGTCCTTATAAGTATAAAGAAACGATTACGCTTCTTTAATTCCTACAGCCGCTTCTGGTCTTAGTACACCATGACCCATAGCGTACTTAGCAAGCATAAGCGTTCCTTGACGTCTAATGTCATATTCGCTTTCTACTGCTAAATCCATTAGCTTAACAGTACCTACCGCACTTGGGTGTGAGATAAGTGCAACGTAGTTGCTTAGGTCAACAGATTGAGGTGTTGAACCACCTGCTGTTGCTGAACCTGCCGCTACCCCAGAGTTATTGTTCTGGTCAATATCAGTAAATTGAGCTGTAGGTACAATGTCTATACCTGCAATCTTCAATACTTTACCTTCTGCTATTGAACCTTGACCACTGAAGTCTACGTTTACTGCGTTTGTAGCATTAGCTAGTTTGTAATATTCCTCTAATTTTAAGAAACATTTTCTACCTTCTTTTGGAACGTAGTTAGCGTCTAATGCTTTTGCGGCGTTGAATAACTCGTCAATCAATGCGTTAGCCGCAGTTGAAGCTGTAGCTGAAGCGATTGATGTATTAGTTAATACTGTTCCTGCACCATATCCTGAGTCAGATACGTTTGCAGAAGCCTGTGCCGCTTGACCGATTGTTTGTAAAACATGCTTATCTTTTTGGAAAGCTAAAGCTCTACCGATTTCTGTTGAATAAGCACTTCTTACGTCCCAATGGTTTTTTGCTTCCTCAATATTCGATAAGAATACTGAAGATAATAGAAGGTCATTAATTGTAATGACTTTCTCATTGTGGTTTACGTCTGAGCCTGTAATCTCGTTACCTGCTGTGTGATAAGCCGCCGCAATTCTTCCCATTACTGGAAATGTTGCTGACTTACCTGATGAGATACTTCTCACCATCTCTTGACCATCTGTTACTGAAGCTCTCTCAAATGAAGTAATAACTTCACCTGCGAACACTTTAAGAAACAGAGCGTCTTCTGAACCAGAGGCATTTACTTTACCGACTGAGACTGGACTTGCGTTTGCCATGTTAGTCTCCTTTTTGGTTGTTTACGCTTGTTTATATAAAGCCTTCACACTACAGTATCATAAGACTAGATTGTCGCCCACGAGCGGTCAAGCTATTCAACTTATGTGTTTCGGCAGTTGCCCTCTAAAAAGAGTGCACAACTATTAGCAATTCCATTTACGCAAAGCTAACGCTTTTCGTGTTGGTTTGCCATTTTTAGACATAGCACCTTTAACGCCAGACATACGAGCACAAAAGCTACGTTTTCTTGCCGCCGCTTTAGAACCTCGTTTGACTTTACCAGTTACAGGTGCTTTTAAGTTATGGCCTTTAGACTTAAAATACCGTCTGCCTTTAGCGTTAAGACCGCCTGACGGACTTTGGTATTTTTTAGCAACCATAACTACTTTCTTTTCTTGGCTGTCTTTGCCGCTCTTCTAAAATTAGCGGCTGTAGGAGCACCTTTAGCTCCTGCTTTTCTCATTTTTTCGCCACTACCTGCTTTAATTCTTTTACGTTTAGCATGTATATTGGCGTATAATCCACGTTTTGCCATGTTACTTTTTCTTTTTTGATTTCATTATTTTCTTTTGCAATGACATAGGCAAAGTTTTTTGTTTGCTTGTCAAAGATTTCTTTGGTCTTCCTTTCTTACTTCCGTAAGTTCCTTTTCCCATTGGCATAGTTATTTCTCCTTTTTATCTTTGGGTTGTTTTGCTTTTTCTAAAATGTCATCTATTTCTTTTAGACAACATCTTGCATG